GGTCAGAATATCGCCTACATTGTATCCAGACCCAGCAGCAGTGACTGTTACAGTCGCTATTGGACCAGTACCACCACCGCCGCTAATCGTAGCCACAGAAAAGGTAGCGCCAGTGCCTGGAGTAGGTAGATTGTGGTAAACCAATACAGGGTGTCCCGCCTGTACCATGTAAGCGTGAGAAATAGCGTCAGAGCCGTCACCGTAAGGCAGAGCCGCAGCTTGCCAGTTATTGCCTGTTATTGTGTAAGATACATCAGCAGTATTGGCCTGTGTTCTGACAGTCTTGGTGGTCATGGTTGTGGTGCCAGTAAACAGTTTATTGTTACCGGCACTGATGGTCTGGTTTCCGCCAGCATCAATCATCTCAAAGATAAACTCTACAGGATTAGCAGCACCTAAGTCTGTGTTAACTGCTGAGTTTACTGTTGTCCAGCCACGCCTTGCACCAATACGACCATACCTATCAATGACACAATTCTGTGCCTTCAGAGCATACCCTGAAGACAACTGAATACTGCTTTCTTGCGTGTTTAGGCCTAGAAAGCCCGGAGCAGCAATAGTAGCGGTCTGTATTCTTTTCATTAAGTAGCGCCCCAGACAAGTTCTTCAGGGTAACGGTTAGCCTCGGCAGCTATGTGGTCTGACAAAGACTGGCGATACAGCTCATAAGCCTCAACACTATTTATACCATTATCCTCACCACGCTCATTCAAGGCCTTGGCATAGGCTAGGAAGATCACAGGCTCCGCTGGAATCTTAATCTGTGTCGAAGCAGACGTGAATTCTGCCTGTGGTTTAATTACGTTGAAGTAGATATTATAGACACCATCAGGAATAGGGTATAGGTCTACCTGTGTGTCTCCGTTGGAGTCTACGCCGTTAAAGTTATAACGATCAGGAGCACCTACCAAGACTGTGCCACTATTTAAGAACAACTCATCCATCTTCCTGGTTGTCTCATAGTTTAAGAACCAGTCAGACTCAGAGTTAATAACATCGATGACCTTAAACCGCTGACCAATGCCAGTTAAAACATAGTTAAAGAGGTTAGCAGAGGTAGTTACCGTCAATGTCTCTGACAGAGCATTCCAAGTATAAGCATCTTCAACCTGCCGTTTAGCATCGTTGACGAACCTACCAATCAGTTTAGAATAGGCATTGTCAGTAACGGCAGTAACCTCTGGCTCACGCAAGCGAACCAAGGTTTCATTGACAAGTTCTAAGTAAGTTTTGTTAGCCATTTAACAGTCCCATTTCTTTAGTGCTAAGGCCTTCCTTGTTGGTCTGCCTTTGGAGTCCTTCATAGGGCCAGGAACGCCACTCATACGGACACAGAAAGACTTCCTACGAGCAGCCTTCTTAGGAGACTTTGCAGCCTCTTTAGCAGACACGGGAGGCTTCAGGTTAGCGCCTTCCTTGTTCTTAAAGTATGCCCTGCCTTTGGCATTTAAGCCACCTTCTGGGTTCTGATATACTTTTTTTACCATTATTTTTTCGCAGTCTTCTTAGCTTGTTTAAATGCCTTAGCAGTTGGTGCGCCTTTGGAGCCGACCTTACGCATCTTCTCACCACTACCAGCAGCTATCCGTTTACGTTTTGCATTGATATTGGCATAGAGTCCTGGTTTCATTTCTTAGCCTTTGCTTTTGCTTTACGGGCAGTAGACAGAGCAATCGCAATAGCCTGCTTCTGTGGCTTGCCGGCCTTCATCTCTTTACGAATGTTCTCAGAGACTGTCTTTTGTGAGTAACCTTTTTTGAGTGGCATTATTTCATCCTCTTTGCTTTTTTCTCTTTTGCTTCCATAGCCTTAGACTCTGAACTTTCGTGCATCTTCATGCCTTTGGCAGACTTGTAGCCCTCTTTCTTGGCATAGGACTCGGCGGCTTTTTTACCTTTAGCGGTATATGGGAACTTCTTCTTTCCGACCATTGGCATACTATTCTCCTTAGAATTGGAATTGGACTGCGGTTTCAGGGACAAACTCTATTGTTGCTATGTAGGTAACTGTCTGAGTGCCTGAGTTCTGCACACGAATTTCATCACCAGCCTGCATTACCACTTCAGCGTTACTTAACAGGATGTACTCACCGGCTCCTAAATTCTTACCACCAACAATAAAGTATTCAGTGTTAGTAGAAGCATCATACCAATAGACCTTTGGGGTATCGTTGCCAGTAAGACTAATTACATACATGACCTGCCAAAGACCAGTATTCTTAGTGGGCACTGTTAATAACGTTACCTTAGTAGCGTTTGTCCTGGTGTCAACAGCCGAGACTTTTCTGCTCATATTAACCTATTTTAAGAACTAAACTAAGCAACAGAACTACGATGAAACCAGTAGTACCAAGCAGGATCTGTTCTAATCTCTTTAACCTAGCGTTGATGCCTGCATAGCGTTCAGCGCAGACTGCTTCATGGGTATCAAGTTGTCCTTTAACTTGGTCTGTTGGTGACATCACTATCTCCACTTTGGTCCTTCCATCCAAGCCACCAGAGAGTGCCTGGTTCCTTTGGTCACGGGGTTTACCTTATGAACTACGAAGGAAGGAAACACTAAAACAGTTCCTTGTGTCTTAAGGTGCTCTTGATTGGGGGCACTAAGATGTAACGGCTTCATCTCAAACTCCCCACCTTCATACTCTTCTGGGCTAGACAGTTGGCACACTAAAGATAACTTTCTGTGTACTTGTCTACCATCATCCCAGTTTACATCGTTATGCCAATTATAATAACCTTGATCTTCTGCGTTGTACTCTGTAAACTGAATCTCATTTAAGTGCCACAACTCAGCTCCAAAGGCATTATGATTAGCAACATGAAACAAATTAGTTAGTTCATGGTACAGCCAACCAAGGTCTTTATTGTCTCTAGCAATCCACCTAACCTTACTTCTACGAATCTTGGTGTCTACGTTAGAGCCTTGGAAACCTATTACTGCATCCTGCGGTTCTATCTCTTTTGCCTGCTCTACTATGGTGCTACAAAGTTCTTTAGTGTATCTCTGCTGCCACATCTGCCACATTGCGTTCATCTAATGTTTTCTATCCATGAAAGTGATGATTCATCCCAATAATACCCTTTACCGTCATTTGGATAAACAACCGGTGCATTCCATAAACAAGTGTCTTCACTCAATACCCATGAAGGATATGGTTTAGGGGGTATAAACGCATTTCTGATAGCATCGTAAGTAAAACCAACAGAAGCATAGTTTTTTCTTAAGGCTTTACTTTGATCGGTAGATGGAACGCCTGAGTTTGGATCATAATGTATTCCACCACGGGTATTGTAAGAAGTCTGAATCCATAAATTGGCGTCAGGCAGCGCATCAATAAAGTCCTGCTCTGCAACAATTACTTGCTGCACTATTCCATCAATTACGTGTGCAAAATGTGCCATGTTAATTAAGCCGTGTAAGTTCCAGAAGATGTAAAGGTGTGATATGTGTACCCGCCAGATGATGTAACTGTTCCGCCAGTACCCCTTTGAGAGCCGGAGTAACGAACAATTACAACACCAGAGCCTCCGCTACCGCCTGAATTTCCTGCTGAGAAGGTACAAGAAACTCCGCCGCCACCACCGCCAGTATTAGCTGAACCGTTGTTACGTCCCTGATCAGTGTTGCTTCCAGCTCCGCCGCCTCCGCTACCACCTGAACCTGGAGTACCCGGAGTAACCTCTAAGCGGAAGGATGAGCCTCCACCGCCACCACCAGCATAGGTAGTTCCATTTGACCAAGTGCTTCCAGAGCCACCATTACCGCCGGTGCTACTACTGCTTGCGCCACCGCCATTACCGCCTGCGCCACCGCCACCAGAAGCAGCGTATGGTGAACCAGTGTTAGACGAACCTCCACTATTTCCTTGCCCACTTGTTCCAGAACCGCCGCTAGCACTGTATCCAGAACCGCCACCAGAACCACCACTAGCGCCATTAAGCGTTCCACCGGAACCACCGCCACCTCCAGAAGAGGTTGTACTAAATGCTGATGAATTACTACCAGTACTACCAGTTGTGTAGTTAGAACTTGATCCACCACCACCACCACCACCGACAGTGATTCCGTACCCTGTTCCACCTGTTACTGTTGTACTTCCAGTTCTATAACCACCAGCACCGCCACCGCCTGTTCCAGAGCCAGCAGTTACTGTACCGCCTCCACCACCACCACCGGCAACAATAAGATATTCAACTGTGTAAGTTGGCGCATTGGTAGTAATAGAATTACTTGCCGCACTTTCAGGGCCTGTTCCGACCGAATTAGTTGCTTTAACTTTAAAGGTATAGGAAGTACTTCCAGTAAGGCCGCTTACAGTAATTGGCGAAGAAGCACCAGTTCCAGTTATATTTCCGGGGGTTGATGTAGCTGTGTAACTTGTAATTGCTGTGCCGCCGTTGCTTGCTGGGGCCGTAAAGGCGACAGTAGCTGTTGTTACTCCTGTAGCAGTAGCCGTTCCGATTGTGGGTGCTCCTGGCACACTCCACGTAGTAATACTGTTACTTGCCGAGCTTGCTCCGCTTGTTCCAATAGCGTTTGTAGCAGTAACTTTAAATGTATAAGCAGTTCCTGTAGTTAAACCAGAAACCGTGATTGGCGAAGACGCTCCTGTTCCAGTAAGATTACCAGGAGTAGATGTCATTGTATAGCCAGTAATAGTAGACCCGCCATCACTTGTTGAGGCGGTAAATGTAATGGAAGCAGTCGTTGATCCTGTAGCAGTAGCTGTTCCAATAACAGGAATACTAGGAGCAGTTTTAGGAATAGGCCAGTTATTACCAGAAATTTGTTGAAGGGCCTGCGGGAGTGTATAAACACCCGTAGCAACCCCGTTCTGACCTCCAGTTGTGGTAGGTCTTGTTTTGTTAATTAAACCGCCAAACCAACGATTTGACATTAGTTAATCTCTTCCCAAGAGCACGTAATAACTAAATCATTTGCAGCACTAGCAGTAGCCCCGATTGACTTATCTTCAAGTAAGTAAATTGCAGTTGACTTATCTACAACTATAAGAGTTGAGTCCGCTGGAACAGAAGCTGTAGAAATTAGAGCAGTTCCAGTTCCTCCTAAGTCATCTTGAGAAAAAAGTTTAATAGTAACATCGGCTGCCGAAGTTCCGTCTACGTTAGCTACAAGTACAGAATTAATTTTAAAAATCTTTCCACTGGAAGCTGGATTATTAATTAATGCTGTAGCAAACGGATCTGCTGTAGATGAAATTAAATAACTTGAAGTGTTACCGTAAATGGTTGAGACATTTACAATATTTGGGTTTGCCATTTTTACTCCTTAAAATCCAAAAATCATCGCCATAGCGATTGCTTTTCCAGTTGAAACATCCCCTGCGGGGCCTGTTGGGCCGGTGGCTCCAGTTGGCCCAGTCGGTCCTGTTGGTATAGTAAAGTCAAAGACCGCCGCAGAAGATGAACCACTATTAGTTACTGAAGCACTCCCACCAGCAGGCCCTGTGGTTGTAGTTCCTACGGCAATCGTAGCGGCAGTCCCGGTAGGACCTGTTGGCCCTGTTGGTCCTGTTGAACCTGTTGGTCCTGTTGGGCCAGTAGGCCCTGTAGGTCCTGTTGGAATGGTAAAGTTAAAAGTAGCGGCGCTGCTTGAACCGCTATTAGTTACAGATGCACTACCTCCAGCGGGGCTAGTTGTTGTTGTACCTACTGCGATTGTTGCAGCGGTACCGGTTGGGCCAGTAGGCCCTGTAGGCCCAGTAGCTCCTGTGGGTCCGGTAGGTCCCGTAGGGCCGGTAGGAATCGTAAAATTAAAAGTAGCGGCACTACTTGATCCACTGTTTGTTACGGATGCACTTCCACCGGCAGGGCTTGTAGTTGTTGTTCCTACCGCAATTGTAGCAGCGGTGCCTGTCGGCCCAGTAGGTCCTGTTGGGCCAGTAGCGCCTGTATTGCCTTGTATACCTTGCGGACCTGTTGGACCAGTAGGTCCTGTTGAACCAGTAGGTCCAGTTGGCCCTGTAGGTCCTGTGGGGCCGGTAGGACCAGTCGGAATAGTAAAGTCAAAGACTGCGGCTGAAGATGAACCACTGTTGGTTACAGAGGCGCTGCCGCCTGCTGGGCCTGTA